TCTCACATGCGTCTACATACTGCTCCAATATTTTCTTATCTACTCCCACCGTATTCTCCCCTTTCCGGTACTATCACTGCAATGTTTCTGATAATATCATACAATAGGTTTGGAGTGGATTTGTGCCAAGTTTAGGGTAAAAAATACCAACCACCGTAATGATGGTTGGTACTATTGTTACTCTGCTACCGCATAGAATTTATTTTTTGTTTTGCATCCTGGGCATTTGCAAATCACCTCAAATTTTATATTACCCGCATTGTCTTTGTCTACTGCAATAATATCCGTATCTACACCGGTCAATTTGTGAACTTCCATCCTTGAAATACTGGTTGGGAAACTATGGTGCCACTCAATCAGATAGTTGCACACATAACATCTGTTTTCTCCCTCAATATACGTCGTTTTCATTTTAATCCCCCTTTGTTTATAATATATAAAATTATATCACTACGCTTGTAAATATGCAAATCTTTTTATTCTCCCCACTCAATCATATACTGCCCATTCAATTCCTCCACCAGATGCGCCATCCTCTGCCGCATCAACCTCTTTGCTGTACCTTTTTTTCTGTAAAAATGTCTCCTGCTGATAGGGATAACGCCGTGGTGGGCTTCCAGCATATCGTAGCTGGTGCCGCGCACGATGGATTCTGTCAGTTCCGCAGCAATGAAACTGTCCACACTCATGCAGATCTCGTATATTTCTTTTTCATCCAAGTACATTCCCCCTTTCAATAGCGTCAGATTCAATCCAATGCTTCGTATATCGCATGAGGAATAAAACATATCCCCATGACGATGTATTTCAGTAATTTTAATGGAATTTGTGCTGTAAAGCATAAGAACAACCAGATTGTTGCTGGCTTGCTCTTCTTCCACATAATTTTCGGGCTTGCCGGTATTCTGCCGCTTGGCTCCTCCTTAAGTACTTCATATGCCATTCTTGAAAATCCTATCATTCTCATTCTTTTCCTCTCTTTCCGCCCCGCCGCATTACTGCTGGCGGAGCTATAGCTTCTCATGCAAACCGGACAACTCCGGTTTGCTCAAAATAAACTCATCTGATTCTCGTCGTACCGATAAAAGCGTCCTGTCGTGATCCTCCCTGTCTGACGCAATCTCTCCACTCGCGGCTTCTGCTTCAAATTCGCCATGTAATTCATATCAACTTCCGGCGGAACCGCAAGATAATATTCATCCGGCAACGGTAACCGATTCTCTGTGCAGATTTCCCGGAGCTGTCGCTGATAATAGATGATATGGTTCCGTGTCAGATTCATGTTGCACCCATCCGGCCAGAACGGATCACTGCACCCGTTCTGATTGATATCTTTCCAGTGCTCTATCTCCTGTCGGATGTTCTGGCAGCACTCACTTACTTTATCCCCTGCTGATTTTGCTTTCATGGACGCACCTATTCTTTCATAAAATCAAACAATGTCGGCTCGTCCACTTCATTCTCCGCAGCCTGCAGATATCCAACGCCATCCCGGAAGTAATCCTGATTCAGTTCGCATCCTTTGCCGTTCCGATGCATCTTGACCGCTGTCATTGGTACTGTCATAAGTCCACCAAACGGATCATAGACCGTATCGCCCTCATTGCTGTACCTGTTGATGATTCTCTCCACAATATCCAACTGCAACGGACATACGTGCATCTGTGCGCGTCTGCGGCTCTGTGTGGTGTTAAGGGTACGCATCCGATTGATATCATCCCACACTTCCAGTTGATTCCATGACCCCGGAGCAACCACCATGAACGTTGCCGGGAGCTTTCCGTCCTTGTCCAGATCTTCCGCAAGCTTCACATGATCCTCATAGTTGTATACGCTGCCGCGGCTGTACTCC